TTAGGCTTACGACCCATGTCACCTTTCATGTCACCTTTTTGGAACTGATCCACATCTGTGGGGGTTAGCAACATACCCAAACTGTCAACAACAAATAGTAATTTAGGCATCTCGTCGTACTCTAAATCACCATAGTTTGTTTTGTAATCTTTCATAAACTCTGAAATTGATTTTGCTACATCATCAATCATTGACACACTAATCTTTAATAGTTTTTCTGGACTAGTGTCAACGTTTAATGCTTTTAGCCAATCTTCGTCTAGAGCATTTTCTGAGTCAAATAACACAACTTGACAGCCATGGTCTTGTGCGTTTCTGACTAAGTTTCCTGAACAAATAAAACTTTTACCTGAACCGGACTCACCAGCGAACACACTAACTTTACCTAGTGGTACGCCTTTGTTAAAATCACCACTGATCAAATAGTTGAGTGTGTGGTTACCTGTGCTGATCCAATCTACTGGATCGTGAAAACCGGCACTAATACCACTAATACTTTTAGTGATGCCGGTTCTAAATTTGCTTAAATCAAATGGTTTCTGCATTTTTTTCTCCGTATATATTTCTGTGTTGTAATTCCTGTTTTAATTTTGATGCCCAATGTTTGTGGCCTGCTTCATTGGCATGGCCTCCGCTCATTGCTACATCGTCAAATCCTGTGTTAAAAACATAAGACCAGTAGTCTAAGTTTTCTCCTTTAAGGTAATTTTTACATTCCGATGCTTCTATCAATGCTTTATCTGTTTTGTGATCACCGTTCCATTCAATTAAGTCACCTGACTCAGTTTCTGCCTGGTTTATGTGATCGTTCATTACATCAAACATTATATATGGAATGTTTTTATTTTCTAAAAGATTCATTGCGTATAAAATAGATCTATATTTTTGTGCTAGTAAATCGTCTGCGGTAGTTATAGGTAAAAAGTTTTTCCATGTATTGTATTGTTCTGGATTATCTTTCCACGCAGGATTAAGCCAAGAATTAACATTTGCGTATTCGTAATTGCCATTCTTATCTAATCCAGTACAGTACTCAAATCTACCAATAACCGTCCAACCTATAACAACCAAGTCTGGTTTATCATTTGTTGTTAAGTATTCTAGTAATGATCTTTCTATTCGCATATTGCTACCACCTGGAACTGCTAAGTTTACGACTTTGTCAATGCCAAGATCGTTACCTAACTTCTGTGGATAAGCCAATTCGGTATTGCCAATATCGTAGTGATTATTCTCACCTAATATTTCTGCTCCGAATGTGTGGCTATCGCCTAATGCTAATAATGTACTCATAATTACCCTTAAAAAAAGGTAGCCTTACCAGTTCTTTGAAGTAAACAGGACCAAGTATTCAAAACCCTAAGTAAGGCTACAACCCGTCAATTATTGCTGACGGTTTCTAATCATCGCTAAAATGTCTTCAGCGGATGCTTTAGAATCAGTAGATGCCGGAGCGTCATTGGCAGAAGCACTCTCTACTACTGGTGCTACTACTGGTGCTGGTGCCTCAACTGCTGGAGCAGGTGTTTCCACTGCTGGTGCTGTTGGAGCCGCTACCGGAGTAGAACTCTGTGCCGGTGGAGTTGTTGCTTGTAATTTTACTGGAGCAGATTGACCATTAGGTCTAAAGTGCTCTCCGTATTTTTCATTGTCAAACAACTCGCCGTTTACTGAATCTTGGAACATTTGATAAATTATATCCACTTGTTCAGCAGTTGGTTTCTTAGGTAAGAAGTCTTTTAAGTTAAATAGACCGTTAGTGTCTACTGCGGCAAGTTCTGTCTCATCTAGAGATCTTTCTTTTCTTGCCCACTTACTTGTTGAGTAATCAGCATACTGACCTTTCATGGTTTTTGATAACCTAAAGTCTGTGCCGTTTACATAATCTGTTGGAATGTTTTCCATATCCGGGTCCATCAAAGCACCTTTAATAATATTAAAGATTTGAGGTCCAATAATAAATCTACGGATTGGATTTTCTGGAGTGGTGTCCTCCTGTAGTGGACTATCTACTACATACCCTTGGAAAATATAACTTCTTTTCTTCCAGTATTTACGACCCATGTCCTCTAATGAAGGGTCCTTGAACCAAGGTCTAATTTCATTATGTACTGGACATTGTTCGCCCCACATTTCCATACAAGGTACTTGTACAGTTGTAGGTTTCATGTCGCCACCTTTTATGCCAGGAAACGCCAAACGTATCATTTGTCGTTCTGTCCAAAAGAATGTGTTATTGGAATCGCCGTCAGGTAAAAATCTTAGTGTAGTACTAGATCCTTCTGATATATTCCAAAATGGGTAGATAGCATTGTCGCCACCTGTTTGTGATCCACCGCCTGGTTTTGAATCCATTGCGGCTAGTTTTGCTCGTATTTCAGCCAATGTTGCCATGTCTTTCTCCTATGTTTGCCATGTTCTGTGTAAATTAATTTTTACACATGTTGCCTATTATAATGCCTTTTGAGGTTAAAGTCAACCTCTTTTTGCCATGTTATGTAATCTAATTTAAAATTTCTTTTAAATTAACTTTACAGAAAATATTTATTAATTTTCTACTATATTGTCTAGTTTTCTGGTAAAATTGATGAATTCTAGTATTTCTGCTGTATCTTTTGTTACACTTTCCATATTAGTCTTTGATATCAACTTTTTAATATTAGACATAGAGTTCTCGTCTAACTTAGTACCTTTAAGTATTTTAGTACTACAGTTTTCAATAAAATTCTTTAAAATTTTGTCTTCAACAAACTCAGCAATAACTGATAATTTATGTGCTACTTCGGAATGTTTGTTAGGATATTCAATCCCTTCTTCTGAAATAGGCACTTGTATATTTAAATTATCTATACTACTTGTAATATACTCGTCCATTTTTTGTTGTACAGAAAGCAGTTTATTAATTGATGGAAAAGCATTTAGTACACTATCGTCTACATGCTTTTCTGTAAATAGATCTGTTAAATCGTCTGCGTTTTCTGTAATCTCTAATGAGTTAGTAAAATCAATTGTTTCTACTGCTCTCGCATAAGTCTTAGCACCACTTAGTTTTTTAAGTGATTGTCTTAAATTCTGTACTGATTCTTGTGCTAGTGTTACAAGTGTATTATTTTCTTCGTTAACTAAATTTTTGTTTGTTACATATCTAGAGAATTTTGATAGTGAGTCTATGCTTTCAACCATTTCGTTGATAGCCGCTCCAACTGTATCGTGTACTTCACCACCGTTGTATACGTGGCGTGCCATTGCTCTAGCACCTGCTAAACTTTTATGCGGTAATGCGAATCTTTCGTCTGCTCGTTGAATAAACAATTTAGAAATTTGTCTACTACGCGAACCTCTTACTTCTTCATTAACTGCCTTACCATGTCTAACAATAATTTTTACTGAGTCTAAAGGTTGATAACTTGTTTTCATACTACCGTACATTTTACCTAAACTTGCTTCTGTTAATCCTGCTTCTAATTCTTTCATTTTGTTTATCTTTGATTTGTATTCAGAGTGCTTAGGTTGGATCGTTTTTCCATAAATTTTGTAATCAAAATCAAATGCGTATTTGTGAGCAAGATTCTTTATGCCTTTGTGTACCCTATCCATTTTATCATCTTCAACGTGTTTAGATTTACTTAACTTTAACTCTTTGTTATCAGTATCAATAGTAACCATTATGTTTGGGTCTTGGCTATAGAAACGTACTCCTTGCTCGGCATCTAGGGTATCTTCACCATTTTTATCAAATAGAGCAATACTTATTCCTAAACCCTTTAAGAATTCAAATACTTCATTACCTAAGTCTTCGCTGTTTTTCATACTTATATTTATCAAAAAATACGATTATAAAACGCCGATAGGCAATGGACCGTTCCAGTCATCATCGTCATCGACACTTGTTTCTATTTCGTCATATATAGCATCTTCGTATTGTGCTATGTATGTTATCATTCTAACTGCTACTAATGTAGCCATTACTAAGTCATCACTGCCACCCGGTTTAGCGGCAAACGTTGTACCACGTGCTACAAATTCTTTTAATTCTCTAATGATGTTCTTGCTACGCAATTTAAGTTTACCACTTTCTATAAGGCGTTTCATTGCTAAGGCACCTTCCATTTTGTTTTTATGATGTGTGTGGAAACCTTTTCTGCCCTTTTTACCTTGTACTTTATTAGGTTCATGTAAGAACGTACCAGGGAAACTTTCTTCGCCTGTGTCTCTAATTACTACTAAGGCCGCTTCGCCTATAGCATTGTTCTCTACAGTCCAGTATATTTCTGTAGCACCGTAACTTTTTATTTCTTTTGCTATATCTCGCAGTAGTTTAATTTGCCCTTCGATAGGTGTTTTATTATGTTGCCACTCGCATACTTGATTCATTGTAGGCAAGTCATAACATATTATAGCGGCATTATCGCCACCTGTTCCTGTACTAGGATCTAATGTAATAGCATATATTTTGTTAGGATCAATTTGTTCGTACCAACGTATTTGCCCACTACGTCTAATTGGGTCAACACCTTTCATGTCAACTAATTTAAGAGAGTCAATAAGTGTTTCGTCGTATATGATAAATTCGCATTCGTGTTCACGCCTAAATCTTTCTTCGCCAATTCTACTACGTTCTGCTTTTGCCCAAAGATCATCTCTGTCTGGGTGCTCTTGCCAATTAACACGGAATGCCTTGAATCCGTTAGTACCAACATCTTGCTCTTCACCGTAGTCATCGACTTGTTGTATTGCTTGATGCCAAATGTTAGCAAATGTATCATCGTCACTATTAGGTGTACTTGTTACAATACACTTACCGCCTGTACTTAATGTTGGCGATAGTGCTGTCCAAAACTCACTGGCTATCCTGGGTGGTACAAACGCAAACTCGTCTAAGTATACTAATGATAAGGACATACCACGTCCAGTGTTTTCAGTTGTTGTAGCACTTACAATTCTACTACCATTGTCGAAACTTAAACTACCTTTGTTGTATTCTGTTACACCCGCTCTAATATGATCAGGTACACTTTCGTATGCGTATCTAATACGTTGCATTATCTCTTGAGCACCTGTATGTTTATGTGCCGCTACAAGTATTGTGCTGTCTGCTACAAACATAGCATACCAAAGTAAGTATGCGGCCGCACATGTTGTTTTACCTGTTTGCCTAGGCAACATGTTAATACTGTAACGATATTGAGAGTAGGTATGTATTAACCTTTCCTGGAATTCGAATGGTTGAAATTTAATTCCACCTTTAGTTGGATGCTGAATTTTTACAAAATTCGCCATAAAATATGCTGGACCTGTTAATGGGTCCATACAATTAGAAATTTGTTCAATATGGTCTTCGGTAAAAGTTTGCTTGGCAAAGGCTTTTTTCGTTAGACTATAATCCTGCGTTCCTTGTGGCATGCAGTTATTTATATAGGTTTTGGGTTATAAAAAGTGTTTACAGGCTTTTGTAACGATTCATAAGAGCATTTAAAATCTCTTTTTTATCACCGCCAATGCTGTTGTACCCTTGTGAGCCTTGTGGTTTAAGACTAACTACAACTGGACCGTCGCTCTGATCACCGTGTTGATCGCAATCTTCACATTCACACTCATCGCCTGGCTTACCACAACCATCGCAAATATCTTCGTGATCGTGTTCTTCATGATCGTGTGCTTCTGGCTCTTTACTGCCTTCTAAACCATGTGGATCTATACCAGCAAGTTTTAGTATCTGATGTAATTCATCCATACTGTCAGCATTAGCACTTACTGTAACAGTAGCATCGCCTTGCTTTTTAGTTCTATTATAAGATACTGATTCTTTATCTTCTGATTCTGGTTGCTCTGGATTACCATATGGAGCGGCATTATAAAATGCCTCCATGATACTTCTTAAATCTTTATCTGCCATTATTGACTCACTGGTCCTTGATTGATATCGTATGAATTACCTTGTACATTAGGCTTATGAGCAAGTCCTACTGCGTCTGCTAATGGTTTAAGGTCATCGCCCATCATCATGCTTTTGCTAGGATAGTTTCTGAAATAATCAGCACCTTTTTCTGCTTTTACTTTCATTAATTCAGCAATGAATTTTTCGTTAAACTCTTCGCCGTATAATCCTAACTCGTCTAAGTCTAAGAACTGTTGCTCATTTTCATAATGTGCTTGTTCTTCCTTAGTAAGTTCTGCTTCGTCCATGTCAGCATATCTATCTTTATCAAATTCAACTCTATCTTTAGTAAGGTTGTCTTCTAATTGACGCGGACTTTCTGTTGGTTGTATAACAACATTTTCTGGACTTACACCTAAGTGTACAGCCATCCACACTTCTAAAAGTCTTTCGTTAATTGGATATTGTAATACAACATCGCAACTGCTTACTTCTGTTGGATACTTTATGTCTTTATGTTTAAAGTCTAAAGGTTCTTCTTGAATAGGAGTTCTATTGAAACTACTAACACTTTGAACACCATACTTACCAAGTATGTTCTCAATAAAAGTTGCGTCACTAGGACCATAGTCCCCAGCAAGTTTAATTCTGTAACTGAATGATTTAGAGAAACTTTCAGTTATGTATTCTTTAAATGTTTTAGCCATATTATAATCTCCTAACGTACTTATTTATCTTTCTTGTTTAAAAATTGGAGTAATTGATTTCTGTCCATTACAGTTCCACTATCATTACTGCTAGAATTAGTACCTTCCATTGCGTCTAAACGCATTTTTTTAATTTGTAAATCTATCATACGCAACTTTTTATCAACTTTAGCATTTTTGCTATCCATTGCTATTTGTAACATTTTACCTGCTGTTTCAAAAATTCTGCCAGCATGTGCGTCTTGTACGTTCATACCTAGACTCATTAGTTCTTCATAACTATCTAATGCTCTTTCGGCAATGTTTTCCATATCACCGTCATGCTTAACAACGCCCTCTACTTGTGGTAAAGCAGAATCTATTTTCTCTGCGTTAGTAAGTGCTGTTGTAACAACTTCTGCTGGCGGTGTAGCCTGTACAGGTGGTTCTGCTGGCTCTATACCGACTTCGACTACTTCTTGTTGCGATAATTCTTTTAATTCTTCCATGCTAGGAAGATTGAACTCTTGTTCTAGTTTTCGTGTCATATTATTACTTATCTTTTGCGTTTCTTGGTATTGGTATATATGTGATTCTCATTTAGTACTCTGAACCTAATACCTTTACGTTGGCACCATTCATTAGCGGCTGTCCATTTTGCCATGTTAATCATTACTTGAACTTTTTCTGCTTGTCCTCTTGCTTGTTCTAATGTAGTCTGACTGCCTGGTTTTATTTCAATTACTTCCATGTGGCGTTTGCCACTTTTGTCAGTGTACATAATAGTAAAGTCTGGAACATAAACAGTATGCTTTCCTGTTACAGGATGCCTGTATGGTATCTTTATATTTTCACTTGCCCATTGTGTAATATACGGGTGACTGTCGCACATCTTCATAAATGCCAATTCCCAACTACTGCGATAATAAGGACTTTTAGCACCTACATATTTTTGTGTATTTTCAGGTAAGAAATTACCCTTAAGAAACTTTGCCATTATACCCTTATTAAGGGATCAATAAATTTATTAGTAGTGGATGATTTTTCTATTTTAAAGGACACATTATTAGGCAATGTATTGTTAATATATTCTAATGTGTCTTCGTTAAATTTTATTTGTTGCTTTTCTGATACTATCAGGTCTTTTATTTTTCTATAGTTGTCACCTGAGTCCCATTCTGCTCCGGCATCTGCGTCGTATGTACTTTTAGTAACATATTGATATACGCCTTCGCCGTCTTTAATTTTATATTCGAATGTGTTGTTTGTTTCTGTAACAATAGTATAATACGATGTAGGGTTAGTATCGTCTTTCTTTGATAATTCAAAAAATGTATCAGCATAAAAATTGCTTAGTTTATCTGTATATCCACTACGTTTAAAATCGGTAAACACTTGATCCCTTAGATGAGTTTTACCGCCTAGAGCCTTTTCTGAGTTTGGTGCTCTTAAACTATTCAGTATATCTATATCCTGATTCTGAATATTAATTTTTTCACCAGTCGTAGATACGTCTTGAAACTTACCGTCTCTATCACTTTGTTCTGTTGTTACACCGAAATTTTTATATATCTTACTCATTAGAAAAAGTTTAGTTTGTTTAAATTTTTATTGTTCTTCTTAAATAGAGAGCCTGATGCTTCATCTATTTTTGTGTTTAGTGCGTTAGTTAGCAAATTAGTAAAGAAGCCACCGCTTGTAGTACCGCCGCCTTCTCTTAAAAGTGCGGCATTTGATGGATTACCGTTTACATCTCTTTGTGCTGTATGTAATTGGTTAGTTGATCGAGTTATATTAGATTGTTCTAAACCAAATAAACCTTTTACAAGACCTCTTACTTTGTCTTGTGTTGGATTAAAAGGTGCCGACTTTGTGTAATCTTCTAGTAACTCTGTTAAAATGCCGTTATCGTAGTCTTCGTATTCCATGTTTATCTCTGGACCGTATTCTAATTTTTCATATTCTATATTAAAAATTATTTCACTTGGCACACCTGAACTAGCATAATCTAGTTGTGTTACCTGTGCGTCTTGTAAAACAGGATTAATTGCTGTTGTCCTTGTAACATGTTGACCGTGTATTTGAAATACATGTATCGCACTAAAGTAGTTTCTCATTTCATTACTATGAATGTCTGGGCCAGCAAAATCGGAATTAAATGGATTTTTATCACCGAGATCAGTTGTGGCAACTACATCATTATGATCAAATGATTTTAGATCCCCTAACAAATTTCGTCCGTCCATAAAATGATAATTGTAATAGTGTTGCCATAAACTATACCATCTACTTTCAATGTCGTCGTAAACAGTCATTGAAAACGGTTTGAAATCTTTTGTTAAAATTACTGGTTTTAATTTATTATACTGATTACGTTTTTCAACTGTAAAAGACACAGTCGGCATGTCTATTGCTCTTACCAAAGACGAATAGTGATATTCATCTTTATTCATATGAAGGTTCTTTAATTGTGGGTTCAGTTCAAAATATGTAACAAACTGAAACGGTAAACGTGGCGGTCTACCGGTCTTAAAACTGCCGTATTGTCTACTAGCATGTCTAGGACCGGCCTGATATACGCCTTGTTGAACTTGTCCGCCAACGATCTCTTTCCAGAATTTCCCCATGGGTACTCCTCAACTACCTAGGATTAAACCTGAGTAGATGTGCCAGTGCCAAGTGGTGAAACTAATGGGAATGGATCACCTGCCGCAACTTTACCACCTAATGTGTTTGGACCTGCTACATGTACAGCATTGTCATATCTTAATGATAAGTCAATGTTTACAATTTCACTTTGATCATATGAATGATCACTGTAATTAACTTCTTGTAGCATACAACCTTCAAGTTCCCACTGTTCAGTAGGTTCTGCGTTTGTACCATCCAACACCTGAATAACTGCGTCGAACTTATAATCTCCACCACTTACTGCTGTGGTTTGTTCGAAGTGGTTAAACTGTCTTTGGATTTGTTGTCCGACTAATGCGGCAACGGAATTTGTGATATCGTCACGTAAAGATAGGCTGATTGCATTCCATTCATGTTTACCTGCAATGTATGCTCTCGAGTTATAACTGTGAACTACAACTTCTTCCATTGAAAAAGTAGGTCTAGTTACACTCACTACATTCTGAGTTAATTCGTCTGTTCTTCCACCAGCACCGAAACCTGTTAAGATTACACGGAATCTATATTTAAGTTTTGGTTGTAAAATACCAAGACGACTACCTTCTATTGGTACACCGAATTTATCTTTTGTTATTGCCATTTGCTTTACTCCTAATTAAGTATTACTCAATTTATACGTTTATTTATCATTTTTCGGCCAAAAATAAAGGGCGGGTAAAAACCGCCCTTTAAAATGATCAAATTAAGTTTAACTTGAACCTGTTTGTCCGAGAGTTGACTGAATTCTAATCGGAATATAGATAAACTCAACTGCTTTAGTTGGTTGTATTGCTATATCTAAGTATAATTCGTTTCTGTCAATC